AATTGCAGGAAGAAGCATGTCGAAACTTTGTTCTGCTGCGGTAATCATAGAATCTTGATTTGTTAATGAAACAATAGGAGCGTGTCCAAGCATACATACAGCATTAGATATTATGTTAACCTTTGAAGACATGCCAACTCCTGTTATAATTATCACCGCCTAGCTCGACGGAGCGAAAAGCTGATTCATCATCAGTCTGGCAAATTAATTTCGATGAACCTTGATGAGGTAATTATGTCCATAAAACCATGCTCTGTCCATGGCTGTAAAAACACAGTAGAACCAAATCGCTTAAAACTAATTTGTGGCACACATAGATGGCGCATGAAGAAATACAACTCTTATGACTTGCCAACTATTACCCTTCCAGATGGATTTATTAAAGATTGCAAAGTTCATGTTTTGCTCACTACAGAGCAAGTAACCTTTAGGCAATGCAACGGCGCTAATTCGCCAAAATCTATATATTGCAAACAATGTTTATCTATTGGTCAAATAAGAAGGAATCGATTAGATCCCGACCGCGTGAAACTTAACCGTAAAAAAACAGTGTTAAAAAAATTGTTTAATCTTACTTATGATGAGTATCTCTTAATGCTAAAGACTCAACATAATTTGTGCCTTATATGCAACAACCCCGAAAAAGATATAGATAAACGAACGGGGTTAGTAAGAGCGCTTTCCGTAGACCATTGTCACAATACCGGAAAAGTTCGCGGCCTACTTTGTAGCACATGCAACCTTGGCTTAGGTTACTTTAAAGACTCACCCAGTTTACTAAAAAGAGCCATTAAATATATATCTTAAAAAAGATAGTGCGCCCACATAAGTAGGCGCAAATTATTAACTATTAAACTGTACTAATCACTTTATACCAGATATGCGCGACCATATTGCTGTCACCAGTTGTAAAAGCTCCAGTGACATTCGATAGTGCTAAGCTCTTGTTGACGCAAGTTGTAAATGTTTCGGCAACTACACCAGCATTGAAATTCCAACCTGTTGAAGCGGTAGCTTGGAAAGTTGCTGCTGATAACGTGGTTGAAGCGATAACACCTGCGCCGTTTGCAGTCACATCGTACTGTATTGCAGCAACTCCACCAGCCGCAAAAGCTGCTGTGCCGTAGGTCATTAACAACTGAACCTTGTCTAACACTAAGAGCTTGTTAGCACCAGGGGCTGCAACTAGTACCTTTGGAGCTGCATAAGCGCCATTAAATTCAGCAGCAGTAATTGCAACTGAAGTATATTGGAGTGTGTTTAAAGCAATCATCGAACTTAAAACTTTGTTAGCGCCAATCGTAGTAGTACCAGCGGCAACAATTGTCACGTCACCAGCCATCGCAACTGAAGTTGGAACAGTAGCTACAGACCCTACGATGATGTTACCAGATGCAAGTGCTGCAAGCTTACTGAACGAAATCGCCGCAGCAGCATTCACCTTAGCATTGGTTACAGCGCCATCAACGATGTTTGCAGTATCAACAGCAGCAGATGCTGTGAATGATACTACTGATATGGTTGCTGGAATTACTGAAGTATCGACTGCATCAACTTGTAAAAACTCACTTGCATCAGATGCAACAACCATAATCACATCATTTACTTTAAGTTGATAAGCAACTGAAGTGAAATAGTTAGCGGCAGCGATAGTAGCAATTGCATCAGTAGCTGATGCATAGCTATAAAATGCAGGGCCATTAGAAATAACAGCTGATGCACTTGGGTTTTCTGTTGTTGTTATTTGGCCAGCGTTAAACGCTGAGGTTTGGTGTACAAACCGTGAACTTTGAAAAGCCATGTTATATCCCCTTAATTAGACTGATTCATCACAATCGATTGCGACTACACCACGGTTATCAATAACCTTAGCACCGGCTGAAAATATTCCATTAACTAACCATGAAGTGCGGTCAGGCATGTAGTTAATCTCAGTTCTAAAGTCGTGACCAATTGCCATACCAGTTGACATTTTGTGCCATGCTAAAGCGGTACGAATATTACCGGACTTAGGCAATCCACCTTCAGTCATCTGTGGAATTGTAACTACGTTGATACCTAAGTAATCAAGGAAGTAACCGCGGTCAAGGATTCTATTTTCTGTGTAGAAAGAAGATATGAATTGGTCATCAGCCATTAATGAACGAATATTTGAAGCAGACATTGCCAACCAGCGCTCGCCTTTAGGAACAGCACGGTCTTCAAAGTATTCATAAATTCGTGTGAACTTAGCATAATTCATGTTTGTTCCACCGTTGACAATAGTATCGCCTGGATCGGCGTCTAATGCGTCAATGATGATTTGGTCAGAGCGTCTACCCATAGCTTGTCCTACCAGCATGGCATTTTCCATCTTGGCATCAAAATTAACGGTAAGCTCTTGAACTGTATCTACAGCAGTAGGAGTGGTGTACTTTTGAATTGTGCAAGTAACCTTAGTATAGTCAGGGTCTTGAATTGATACAGCAGCCAAATATGCAGTAGGAACTGATATTACTTGGTCTACTTTACGAAATTCGACACTTGAACCTATTACGTCACTCTTGGTGCGCACACTATCTCGCAATAGGAACCCTTTGGAACGGTATTCGGCTTTGACTAACTCGTCAAAGTCTGTTTGTTGTACTGCTGTCAATGATTGAGACATGATAACCCCTTGTCAATAATTAAGAACGTTTTGCCGACATCGGCAATTCGTGACTAGATTACTATTTAGGGCTATCACGTTTTGAAGGTGTCCGTTAGGGCTTCTGCAATAGGTGTCCTGTTCGTATTGCTATAATGATAGACAACTTTATCAATTATGTAAATAGTGCGTTAAAGATAGGTTATCGCAATTTACCCATAATTGTTTCAAGTTTCCTTTCCATCTCTTTTCTATAATACGGGTCTGTTTTATATTTTGAAAAGTTTGTATTTAACTCGGATCGATATTCTTCAAGTGTCATTCCAGCTTGTGTAACTGCTGCATTTCCATTTGGAATAATTGTATTTGTTGAAAGCATCTTATTTCTAATTTCTTCAAGAGCCTCAATAGCATCAGCTGTTCTCATTCCAGCACTTAATGATTGGAATGCCTTTTCAGACAGATTTGATTTTGCCCAGTTATTTAGAATTTGCAATCGCTCACTGGCATTCTCACCAAGCTTTGCTTTTTCTTCATTAATGTCTGTTTTAAATTCATCAAGATACAATCCGACTGTTCCAAGAAACTTATCCATAACTTCTTGAGGAACATGTTTTGATTTAGCGAATTCTGCCATCTCAATAAATGGCTCATAGTCTGGCTCAACCCATGATGCGCCTTGGCTAAAGTCATACTCATTTGGAGCGGTACCTAATCTTGATTCAAGTTCTCTTTGGGCTTTAGCAACGTCTGCGACTGTTTTGTATTTTTCGGGCAAGAAGGATGGTCGCTCTCCGGTTCCTGGGGTATTTTCATCCCAGTACCATGAGGGTGATTCTGCTCCTGACGATTCCGCAATTGCTGTTGGATTTGTTGTAGTTGAATCTGGTGTGGGGCTAGTGGCTTCATCTAATAAACTCATTTGTTAATGTTCTCCGCAGCGATTCGTTGCTCATGCGAGCGGACGCAATTTCTAAGCATTCTAAATCCTTCTTTAAATCCCTCATAATAAACGGCAGCATGACCTATGCTAACTCCATTTGGGTGTATGAATCCTGGAAGTAAGAATCGCTCTACAATCTCAGACATTAATCGCTTGCCATCCTCTGTGTTAAATACGAAATAACAAAGCTTATCCATCTCAAGAGCTTCGGGTTTGTTTTTTAACGCATCCATGCTCTCTTGATATCCTGCATAATAATTTTCAGGTTTTAAAAATGGATTCTCTTCAGTCATTGCGGAACTTCTCCTTGGGGTCGTTGGTCTTGAGCAGCTTGCATCTGGGCATCTTGTTGATGTTGTGCATTTTGAGCTGCTGCTTGCACTTTTTCAGCTGAGTTTAAATAACGAGCATCAACCTGCATTTGTTCGGCAATTAAGTATGGAGCCAAACCTGGATTAATATACATTAGCGCTGGACCTGCTCCAAATACTCCCTGCATAAGCTGGTAGTACTGTGTAAATCGTGCAATATCTTGTTGCCCCTTTGCTAATGCTAGTGGCGATCGATATCTGAAATTAACCTTAACTCCTTTAACTGAAGGCCAAGGAAGTAATCCCATCTTATCAAGTATATATGCACATCGCTTAATTACAGGCCATAAAAACTCTTGTTGAAGTCGTGAAAACAGTGGTCCAATACGCTGCGCCATATTTTGTTGAACAATCATTAATTCAGTAGCAGTTTGTGGCTGAACTGATTCGTTAGGGTTAACCTCATTAAAGAGCAACGCTTTAATCT